ATCATGATGCGATCGAGCGCCTGCTGGTTGACCACCACATCGCGGAAGCGCGTCTGGAAGTCGGGGAACTTGGCCCAGGCGTCGATCTTGGCGTACGTCAGCGCGGTGTCGAAGTTGGTCTTTTTGCAGGTGTAGTCGTTCGGAAACAGATCGGTCGGGTCAGCCGGCGCGCGGTCGGTCGTGGTGGTGTCGGTGCGGCTGGCAATGGTGCCGGTAGTGCCCAGCGCGAGCTTCTCACCCGACTGCTCGGTGACCAGGACGATGTTGATCTGTTTCAGGAACGCGCTGGATAGCTGGATCTGGTTCTCCAGCGTCTGCTGAACGCTCGGGGTGACGCTGAACTTCACGTCTGCCGACGACACGCCATTGAGCTGGGCGATGCGCTGCGAGAGAGCGTTGAAGACAAGGCGGGTTTCATTGCGCATGGGGTGCTCCGGGGCGTGCAGGCGGTGGAAGTGGTCGGCGGTACGGGAGTGAAAAGCGGATTCGATTAGCAGTCGGTCTGATTCACGTCACCGCCGCCGGTGGCGGCCGGACGCTGCGGGCCGCTGGGCGCGGCTTCGAGCTCGGCGCGCAGGCTGGCGAACTCTTCGGTGTGCGTGGCGTTGGCGGCTTCGATGGCACCCAAGCGCGCGTTCAACGCCGTGAACTGGTCAGCAAAACGCTGAGTGACGGCGGTGTTGCTTGTGGCGAACGCTTCCAACGTGTCGGCCATGCTCTGCATGGCTTCGCCGACTTCGCCAAGCTGGCCATCGTTGGCTTTGAACTTGAGGCTGATCTTGGCCAGCTTTTCCTTGATCGCGGCGAACAGCGTGCTGGCGCTGGTCTCGGACGGCTCGTCTTCCCACTCGATCTCGACGGCGTCGATGGCGGCGGTGAACAGGTTGTCTTTGTTCTGCTTGCGCGCGGCGAACGGGTTGGCGTCGGGATGCTGTGCGGCGAAGGTGAGAATCTCGGTACCGAGGCTGGCCGGGCTGTCGGTGATGCCAAGCCCGGACAGGTAGGGGCGGCCGGTGTCGGCGAACTTGGGCGTGATTTCCATGCTCGAGTAAATCTTCTGCCGCGCCTTGACCAGGTTGACCATCTCGGGCGTTGGATCGATCTGCGCATACAGCGCCATCTTGCCCTTGAGTGGGCCGTCGCCGACTTCCTCGGCCTTCACTGCGGTGACATCCCCGTACGCCTTGAACGGGCTATCCGGCGCATAGCCACGAATGTGCTCGGCGAAGATGCGCGCGCCGTAGACCTGCGGGTTGTACGTGTTGGCCATGTCCGAGAGATCGGCACGATTGATGACGCGGCCATCGCTGGTGGCGCCCTCGACGGCGATGCGGAAAAACTTGGACTTAGCCATGGATGAAACCTCGGGGTGGCGGCGCGGAGTGGGGACGCGGCCATCGTCGGTACCGGCCGCCAGAGGGGCAACGCGGCGCCGATGTACCAGTGGGCTGGTACATCGCGGGCGGCAATAGATATGTGGGCGCGCTTGCGACGATGCCGCCATGTTGATGCCTGCCCCACACGTCGATCAGCGCCGCGCCGCGCGCTCCCTGTTTTTTCGGGGATGGCCCGTCACGGATATCGCCGAGGAACTGGGCATTTCACGCACGACGATCGAGTCGTGGAAAACGCGCGACGAGTGGGCGAAGGCGCCGATGATCGAGCGCGCCGAGAGCTGCATCGAGGTGCGGTTCCAGACGCTAATCGAAAAAGAGAAAAAGACTGGCGGCGACTTCAAGGAGATTGATTTGCTCGGCCGGCAGATCGAACGGCTGGCACGGGTGCGGCGCTACCAGGCGCCCGGTGGGAACGAGGCCGACCTTAACCCGAACATCGAGGCACGCAACGCCGGGCCTAAGCGCGCTCCGAAACGCAACGAGTTCACCGAGGAACAGGCCGCGGAGCTACGCCGGCAGTTTCATGAGTCACTGTTCGAGTACCAGCACACGTGGCGTACATCGGCCGACGAACGCACACGAATGATTCTGAAGTCGCGCCAGATCGGCGCGACCTGGTACTTCGCCCGAGAGGCACTCGACGATGCGATCGCGACTGGCCGCAATCAGATTTTCTTGAGCGCGTCGAAGGCACAGGCACACATCTTCAAGCAGTACATCCGGCAGTTCGCGCAGGAGACCGTGGGCGTCGACTTGAAGGGCGACCCGATCATCCTCGGCAACGGGGCGCACCTGTATTTCCTCGGTCAGAATGCGCGCACCGCGCAGGGCTACCACGGCAATTTCTACTACGACGAGTTTTTCTGGTCGCAGAATTTCGAGGAGATCAACAAGGTCGCCAGCGGCATGGCGATGCACAAGCAGTGGCGCAAGACGTATTTCAGCACGCCGAGCGCGACGAGCCATGCCGCGTATCCGTACTGGACCGGGGACCGTTATAACCGCCGGCGCAAAAAAGAGGATCGGGTCGAGATCGTCACCGACCGCGCGGCCATAGCTGCGGGCCTACGCTGCGCGGACAAGGTATGGCGCCACATGGTGACGATCGAGGACGCCGAGCGCGGCGGCTGCGATCTGTTCGACCTCGAGGAACTGCGCACCGAGTACCCGCCGGACGAGTTTGCCAACCTGCTGATGTGCCAGTTCATGGACGACGGCGACAGCCTGTTCACGCTGGCGGCGATGCAGGGTTGCATGGTCGACAGCTGGGTCGACTGGACCGACCTCAAGCCGCTCCTCATGCGGCCGTTTGGCATGAAGCCGGTGTGGGTGGGTTATGACCCTGCGCTTGGCCAGGGCGGCGACGGCGCCGGGCTGGTGGTGATTGCGCCACCGGACAGGGCGGGCGGTAAGTTCCGCGGGCTGGAACGGCACCGATTGAAGGGCATGGATTTCGAGGCGCAGGCCGAGTTCATCCGCAAGATCACCCAGCGCTACAACGTGCAGCACATCGGCATCGACGTGAGCGGGCTGGGCCAAGCGGTGTACCAGCTGGTGATCCAGTTCTTCCCGCTGGTGCGCAAGATCACCTACTCGCCTGACGTGAAGTCGCTGATGGTGATGAAGGCGCAGAACGTGATCGACAAGGGTCGGCTGGAGTTCGACGCCGGCTGGGTGGATCTGGCGCAGTCGTTTATGGCGATCAAGCGGACGATGTCCGACTCCGGGCGGTACGTGAAGTACTCCGCGGGACGCTCCGCTGACATTGGCCACGCGGATCTCGCGTGGGCCTGCATGCATGCACTTATCAACGAACCGCTGGAAGGTCGCACTGCGGCGAACACCAGCCAGATGGAGCTTTACTGATGCGCAACATGACCGCGACAACCAGCACCGACAATGCAACGGCACCGCGTGCCATGGCTTTCAGCTTCGGCGATCCGACGCCGGTGCTCGATGGGCGCGAGATCCTCGATTACATCGAGGCATGGCGCAATGGCAAATGGTACGAGCCACCGGTGTCGCGCGAAGGGCTGGCCAGGTCGTTTCGATCGACGCCGCACCACAGCTCGGCGATCTATGTGAAGTGCAACATCCTCACGTCGACGTTCCGACCGCACAAACTGCTTAGCCGTGAAACGTTCGGCGCTTGGGTGCTTGATTTTCTGGTGTTCGGCGACGGCTACCTTGAGCAGGTGAAGAACCGGCTCGGCCAGCCGATGCCGCTGAAGCACGCGATGGCGAAGTACATGCGCCGCGGCTGCGATGATTTGGACACGTTCTTCTTCGTGCAGGGTTGGAAGACCGATCACGAATTTGCCAAGGGTTCGGTGTTCCAACTGCGCCAGCCTGATGTACACCAGGAGATCTACGGACTGCCGGAGTACCTGTCGGCATTGCAGAGCGCGTGGCTCAACGAGGCCGGCACGCTGTTTCGTCGGAAGTACTACCTCAACGGATCGCATGCCGGCTACATCCTGCACCTGACCGATGCGCTTACCGACGAGACACAGGTCGACGATCTGAAAAGGCATTGAAGGAAAGCAAGGGGCCGGGCAATTTCCGCAACCTGTTCCTTTACGCGCCAGGTGGCAAAAAGGACGGCATCCAGATGATCCCGATCAGCGAGGTCGCGGCCAAAGATGAGTTCTTTAACATCAAGAATGTCACGCGTGACGACGTACTGGCGGCGCACCGCGTACCGCCGCAACTGCTCGGCCTGGTGCCGACAGGTACAACCGGGTTTGGCTCAGTAATTCCGGCGGCACAGGTGTTTGCGATCAACGAGCTTTTACCGCTGCAGACGCGCTTCCAGCAGCTCAACGAATGGATGGGGCAGGAGGTGGTGACGTTCGACGAGTATAAGGTTGTGGGGATGACCGGGAACGGCATGTAGGGCTACTCCCGACATATAAGACACCGGCCTTGCCGACGTGCCGAGCATTTCCCTGCACAACACGCGCAGTCCCGGTGCAATCACAAAGTCCCCATGGATCAACATTGCTTAGAGGGTTCCCTCCCCCATAGGCATACATCTTTCGATCGAGAGAACGCATAAATGCAGCGGCACGGCAATTAATGCTTAAAAAGTTTCCACAGCAACATGGCAACAATGCATGCAGAAACCACCATAAAAAGCGTCCCGCTCAAAACAAATGCATAAAGCGTCCACGTATGGTGATAACCGTGTAATGCATCATCATTCATCAAGAAAAAAGAACCCAAGGACACAGCTAGTGAGGCAGCGCCCAACACCCACGTCAATCGCCCTGGTCGACTGCCACTCACAGGAATTGAGCTTTTACTCAATGAATTCCGATCTCCATTTCGGCCATGGGCTTTGCTAATCTTGAGTAAATAAGCACCGCCCAGGCACATCAGGATCCCAATGGAACGAATCAAAGGATCATCCAGACCAAAAAACGCAGCAGCTAGCCCCAATAAACCAATAACAATGCCCAGCCCATATACGCCGTATCTCATGAAATACTCACTTCGTTCATTGATTTTTACAGGGCGGCGGCGCTTCCGCGACTTTGCCCCAATTAATCCCTGTCAGATTTGACAGAAAATCTGCCGCGCTGGCAATCCCCGGCAACTTGCTCGCTTTCATCGCAACAAATCTTGATGAAATTTCACTAGCCGCAAAACCACGGAAAGAAGAAAGGCCCCCTCCGGCGTACGAGTTCAACCCAGCGCTGAAGAGGGCTGCAGTCGTGCTTGCTGACGCAGCTACGCCGGTTGCAGCAGTAAGTGTCGCGGTCACTGGGGTGTCACCGCCCAAGGTAGGCGCTTCCAGACCTGCAGAAACGAATGAAGCTGCACCGAGACCTGTGGCGATTTCTGCTGCGACGCCAGATTCGCTCCCATAGTAGCCTGCCAATTTTGCTGCTAGCTTTTGGGCTGCAGTGCACGGACAGAGACCAAATGGATCAATGCTCGCCAGCGGATTCTCGCCGACATAGGCATAGCTATTTTCCCTTCAAGGCAGCCTTCGCTTCATCCAGGCACTTTTCGCCGCCACTGAACCAAGTCGGCTCCTTTGTCACTGACTTCTCGCTTAGTGCCGCAGTTGCTTGGCGATCCGACTTCACGGCATACGAGAATACAAAGGATGCCGGAGACACTTCTCCATTCTGGATATTACGCAGACGGACATTCTCGATCCTCAGGGTCAGCCGCATACCACGCACCCGATAGTTCCGTGTATTCCCCCAGTCCGGATAACGACCGCAAATGCCTATGACGTCATTGAGCATGAAACGCCCTCGACCGTCCCAATCAGAGGTCGCCTCGCGATCTTCGAACAAAAGCGATCTGGGAGTCTCGCGTGTTGCGTCAACCACTGACAGGCGGCACTGAAGTAAGCCCGAATAGTTGAAATCATCCACGTCATCAAGTTCGCCACTGCGGCATCGCAACTCATACAGCGGATGACCATCCAAGCTTCTTATGTACTTGGTGAAATCCGCCTCGGAAGGCCTATCGAAGGCGATGCTACCGGATTCCCCACGAATAACTGGCCAAGTTGTCGACTCAGCTCGAATGTTGCCGCTCTCAAGAAGAGCCAAGGAGAGACAGAGCGTTGCAAACGCGAATAACTTCATCACAGCCAGAAACTCCCCATCAAATACTTGTTGTGCCTTTGGGACAAGGCATTCCATCCGGTGTATGTACGGTGACCTGCATCGTACCTTGATCAGCCGACGCACCCGGCAGTTCGATGTATAGCGTGTTGGGGCTGGTGGCCGTGAACCAGTCTCGAACGTTACTGTACCCGCTACCCGCGGGCGCGTCGCCGCCAGCTACATCGTGGGCATTGTCGAAAAGCAACGCTCCAGTTGCTGCGTTAGTCGCTGAAACGTTGTTGTAGTTGGCACGGAGAGCGAGCTTCCCGCCCCACTGAGCAGGAATCAACGCTGCAGATGTACTGTTAATGGTTCCAGGTGCCCCTAAGCCACCGGCCTTGCCGATG